AACAGTCTTCACGATGTTAGTATTCTGTATAGGATACATCCAGCAATCTCCAAACTATTATTCTTATAACAGTCTTCACGATGTTAGTATTCTGTATAGGATACACCCAGCAATCTCTAAACTATTATTCTTATAACAGTCTTCACGATGTTAGTATTCTGTATAGGATACACCCAGCAATCTCCAAAATCATAAAAAGATTATATTTATATAAAATACCACATTAATTAGCATATTATATATTATTACTTTATTTTTATTTATTATATAGTGCATATATTCGTTTTTATATTTGATACATTTTGTATATGGATATTTATTTATTATATTGAGTATCTTGTTCTCTGTTTTTTTATTTAGATAATTATTATCTATATATCTAATACATCTAAAACGCTCTTCTTTAAAGTGTTCTTTAGCAAAAAAATTAATATCATAATCTTTTTTATCTACTACTATATAATTATATATATAGTATGATATAATTATAATTAGTATCTTTTTTATTATCATATATAATAAGATAATATATATAAAAATAAATATTTACTACGCTAATGCATCTGCTTACGCTACTTACGCTACTTACGCTGCTTACGCTACTTACGCATTCTATCGCGGATTGCCACGAGATTCAAATCGCATACACGATAATACTCTTTTTTCTTATTGGATAAAACACGCTCTATGATATATGGCAATCGCCCCTCTTCAAGTTCTCTAAGAGCGATATTACGAAGTTCCATATTACTTTCAATTACTAATTTTCCACCTTCAATATTTACAAAAGGGGATGCTCCTGATGCTAATTGCTGCGTCCGCATACCCATAATTTTATCAAACTCATATATAGTCATTATCGGTTTAGATATTTTATCTTCCTTATTTAGTAGGTCATTTATTTTACTTACATCTTCAATATTTGCTGTTTTGTATACAAGTGTCATATTGAGTTAATTGCTTTTCAATTTCTATTATATTAGTATCATTTTTTATTTTTATATCATCATTAATTTGCACTAAGCTGTTTCCAAGTTTTTCCACAACTATCGCATACATAGAGATACTTCATATTTTTAGAATCATATTTAATATATATAATCTGTTTATCTGTGCCGTCATCCTTGCATTTTTGATTACTACAAGAGATATGCGGATCATTAATCCGGCGTAATGTAGGGTCAAATCGCAGATATTTATTAACATGCTGATTGTATAATAGGTCGTCTTCGCTATAAATAGTCTTTGAAATCTTAATAGCACACTTGGTATTTGTTTCAACCCTTTCAAACTCACAATGCTTACAATATTTTACAAGCATATTTGCTTCATTAGACTTAACATAAAGCATATTATCGCAAATTTCGCAGAATTCCATTTTATTATAGTTATAAGAAAATTATAAAGTTTATATAATCATTTTTTATTATAGTTATAAAATTTAGCAAACTAAAATATCTTACATAAGAAACATTTCAATACAGGGTATCTTTTAGCAACCTCCAGAGGAAAACGCCTATCCGGATTTGTTCTTACATCTCTTATTAAATGTAGCTTCGTTGTTCTCCTATCATATCTCGTCGCAACTAAATCATATATATTTATAAAAACTTTCTTTTTTAATTCTTTTCGTGCTTTTGTTAGCGATAGTTGCGGATCTTCATTAAATATGATTAGTAAGTCATTTAATAAATCAATGTTGTTCAATATATTTGCCATATTACTTGCAATTATTTCTTGTTCGTTAACTATATTATCTATTAAATTATTGATAACATATTCATTAATAATATCCCTTAATCTATGGTACGCTCTTCTATTTATCAATCCAAAAAATTTCTTGACTCTCTTCTTACCAAAACCTCTAATTTTTAACTCTGTTTTTAATTCATTTACAAGATTTTCATAGAGTGTAGTCATTTAACCTTTATAATATATAATTCATTATTCATTATTCTTTATACCCATACAGAAAGCATCTCATCTCTATTAATCGTTTTAATTTCTATAAGATTGTCGCATTCTTCTTGCGTAGGCGCTTCAAGCTTCTTATAATACACTCTCATAGCAACAGCAGGAACATGTGTATCTTGATTTTTATTCATATAAACTCTATAATTGTCAAGAAATTCAACTACAGGCATTGGGAAGTTCATCCACACTATAGTTATTTTATATGATGCCTCTTTTGCTGCATTTATCCATTTTGCTCTGCCTTCTTTAGTTGAATTTGTATTATCAATTACTATGTTTTGCCCTTCTTTTAATCCTATATTAAAAGCTTTTTGCTGAACTTTGTCAGCTTTCATTTCATCTTTATTAATGCGAAGGAATCCCTTCTTTTCAAGATCCCGCGAATAGAAAGACTTGCCGCTTGCTGGTGATCCTACCATTACTACAAGGTGTTTTGATGATGACTTAAATGACGGTAAGGGTTGTGCGGTTTTTGACATCCATTTTGTTAAAGGATGCTCTTTCTCTTCAATCTTTGCAAACTCTTTGTTTGGCTTATCTAAGAAGAACATATCTGTATGTATGAATTTAATATTGGTATTTCTTGCAAAATATAAATCTGCTACAGAATCGCCTAAGAATATACTTGCAGGGTCAATGCATTCTGGTTCTTTAAATATATATTCAATTAGAACTTCTAATAACCCAAGTTGCGGCTTTCTGTAATACAAATCGCTATGTCCTGAAATAAATACAAAGGGTAATTGTAGATCATCATATATCATTTTGGCTTTTGCTCTTACATCATCAGCTGGCATCTTCTTTTGATTCGTAACAATAACAATCTCATATCCCATATTATACATTTCTTTTAATTTTGGAACAACTGCTTCATTTTTCCATTTCCAATCATCAAGCGTCTTAGGAAATACATGTTTTCCTTTAGGTGTAATAAGAGTATGGTCAAGGTCTGCAAATATAACTTTAACTCCTTTACCTTTTGTAGGTCTAAAATGGTCTTGAAAAGTTATAAGTGTAAATTTGTTTTCTTTACCTACCGGCTGCGCTGGCATCACTGGCTTCTCTTTAAATATGTGCTGAATTTCCTGCACGGGCTTAGCGGGCTTTTCAGGTTTTGGTGCTGGAGGTGCTTTAGCTTCCTTAGGAGGCTTAGCGGGCTTTTCAGGTTTTGGTGCTGGAGGTGCTGGAATTACTGGCGATACTTTGGGTGCTGGCAGAGCTGGCTGTGCTTGCGGAGATACTTTCTTGTCAAATATAGTGTTATTTGGGAGTATTATAGGGATACCAAGGCTTTTTGCTTTATCTGTTTTAGCATTATTTTCATCTAAGTCTGCGACCACCAGATAATTCGTATTTTTGCTTATAGTAGTTTTAATAAAACCACCTAAACTAATAATATATGCCTCTAAATTCTTGTCCCTAAATCCTGTAAATACAAAGGATTTACCTAATATATTTGTATTAATAATAGAAGGGGCAACTGCGACATTAACGGCGGGCGATTTACATTTAATTCCTAAATTATCATAGAAGTCATAAAACTTTGGCAGATTATTTAAAAATAATTTAGCGGATGTTTCAGCGATACCATCAACTTTTAGCAAATCTCCAACAGTTATCTTAAATGTATCAACTCTACTCTTTTTATCGTGAAACAGTATAGAAGGGAAAGTATCAGTAATTAATTTTATCTTTTTATAACTGAAGCCTCGTCCCATAATATTAGAGGCATCCATTAAAATTAAGCAATCCATATCTTGAAGTGCTGACAGAGCAGCAATAATATTTTGCGCAGATTTCTCCTTAAATCCGTCTATCTTTAATAAATCTTCTTTAGAAATATTAGAAATCTTTTTAATATCATCAAAACCTGCATCGTATATCTTTGCTATATTTCCGGGCCCCATATTTTCAATATTTGCGGTTTTCATAAAATACATAAGATTTTTAATGTCATATTCTCTGTTTTTGTCTCCTTCATTATTAACCATCAATATATCTACTTGTGTATCATTCCATTTATAATTAACACCTTCAACACCTGGCATACTCGGTGCTCCTGTCGCAGACGGTGTAAGAACACTTTGTATATAAGGGATTACATTACCAGAGCGAATAATAATAATTCGCGAACCGGGGCCAATAACATTCTTTACAATATAAGAGCCATTAAATCCAGTAGCCTGCTTAATTTTTACGCCGTCTAAATCTATCTCATTAAACATTACTATCGGTTTCATATACATATCTTTGGATACATTCCATTCAACTTTGCTAACAATTACTTCAACTTGCTCAAGAGTATGTATAGATTTAAATGCAAAAGAATGCTCGGGATTTTTACCTTTTTCAATCTCATAATATTTGCTAACATCATCTATTACAATTCCGTCAATGACATACTCGCTCTCTGCGCGACGAGTCTCTAATATTTTAGAGAGACTGGATAAATTCAGTGCCTGTGTTTCAATGTTATAAGCAACTTTAAAACCCATCTCGCCAAGTTTATTCAATCCATCTTTCAGTTGAGGATGAATGAGCGAATATGCTACAAAATCTATTTTTGACAATACATCTTTTTTAAGAATATCGCTATTTATAGCACCTGCCACGGTATTGCGAGGGTTTGCTCCTTGCTTTCCCATCTTTCCCAATTCTTCCCAGTTCTCCTTAGAAATGATTAATTCGCCACGAACGGCAATTTCGGTATTTTGAAGCCCGTATATTTTAATGTCATTTTCATTCTTTACTGGTAAAATCTCTTTAACATAACCCAGAAGATGTGATATATCCTGTCCTTCTGTTCCGTTCCCCCGAGTATACATTTTAATTTTCCCTGGCGTATATACGATTAAGCAACTAACACCATCTAACTTATCACTAACCGTATAAGATCCAGGATATTTTGCAGTATATTTCGTGATTTCTTCTTCGCTATCCTTGATTTTATTTTGAGAACCCATATAATATGGCAGGACTACCTTGTTTTTAACATCCGCTCCTACGCGTTTCAAATATTTATCCTTAGGATGTTTAGTTCTAATATGATCCTTAATAATATCATAAACATCGTCTTTTATTAAATCATCTTCACCATTAAAAAATGCATCATCGGCCTTTGTAAGTAGGGCAATTATTTCATTCTTTTTGTGTTTTTTAATAAATCCAGTGGGATCATTATTGATTTCGGTAATATTAAAGTTCATTTTATTATTTATTATATATAAATATATAAATATCATTTATATAATCAATTTTACTAAAAAACATATAAACATATAAATACACATAAACATATATACAATGCTATCACAACTAAAATCCTTCTATTA